GCCTGTCGTAAACGTTCACCGCTCTAAGTAAGTCTTCTTCCATTAACGCCTCTTTAAGTTCACCGTCGCCATCGCAAACAAAGCAAATTTCATTCTCCACACATCCACCGCAACACATCGAAGCGGCTTTTCCACATTCGGACGGAACTACAACCGTACCTTTGCCTTTACATTCTCTACACTCCATAATTTAAAAAATTGTTTCGATTAATCCGATTAAAATACTCATTACTATTCCTGTCAATAGTGCCTTTCCTAATAACTTAGTGTGTTCTGACATTTCAATTAATTTTAAAGTAGTTATCTGTTTTAAGGTAATTTTTCCAATCGCTAAAAGTGTTGTTATCCGAATTATTAAATTCAGGAATACTCATTTCTAACGTTTGGTATTTAGTCCCATCCTCCATAATAATGATAAAAGACATTTGGCTTTGCAACGGAACAATCAATTTAATTTCATTTGTTTTCATATCTTTTGTTTTTTGTTATACACAAATATAAAGAATAAGAAATGAGTTATCCAAATTTCTGAACAACTTTTTTTAACTTTTTAACAAATTAACGCGGAAAGCTAACAGAATCGACGTTTTTAATCTCGTTGCTTTTGGTTCTTTTAATAGAAACGTTTAAAATTCGCCCGCCTAATATCTTTACAGGCGCACCCCTTTCGATATGCCAACCGCCGAACCCGTCTTTATATTCATCTTTATACGTTCCTGTAATCATGTGGTGAACGTGTTTTTGTTCAACATGGTATCCGTTAACAGTAGAATGTACTAATTTTTCGCGCATATCATTTCGCGCCCAGTTTTCGTGGATATGCCCCATGCAAAAAACGTCCATATCTTCGTACATTTCCAAAGCACGGGTTAAGTTAATCGCTCCTTTTGTTACGATACCACCACCGCCTGAACCATGGAAATACTTGATTTTAATTTTAGCCGACTTTTTTACTTCTCTTCCTAGGATGAATTTAAGGACCAACCAACCACCGTAACCGCCCGTTTGAATATTAGTACCGCACTTGTAATTTAAAAGGTCTACAAAGCGTGCTAAAAGGTCTGTTTCTTGATATTTGATTATCCCTGTTTCGTGGTTACCGTATCCGATTACCGTAAGTAAGTGCGCGTAGGGTGTCCACCATTCAACCGCAGTTTCGACAATCGAATCTAAATAACGGGCGTTGTTGTGTTCGGGTCGTATGTCGCTCTTATTTCTTCTGTGGTCGCCGCGCCCTTGCATCAAACAGAAAAAGTCACCATTTATAAAGATTGGTATTTCGTGTTTTACGCAGTAATCCAAGTCTTTTTTGAGCTTATCTCGGTCACATTTAGGATTATCCCAGTGAATATCCGAAAGCACCGCTAAACGGAACTCGTTACCATCTATTTTAAGTTCGTGTACGTTGCGGCTTATCTTTGTTATCATTGATAGGAGCTTCTTTTAGTCCGTAAATTTCGAAATGTTTTAACGATGTTTTCGTCGGCTTTTACCTTTACTTTTAACTTGTCGTTTTTCTTTTCGATGCTTACGTCTAAAATTGGCGTGTCGATTGTCGCGTCTAATTCTCCGTCTTTTCGTTCTATTTTAACGTCTACGTTTTTAGTGTCTATATCGACGCTTATGTTCTTCTTTTTCCTTGGCATAATCCACTTTTTAAAATTCATTTATCAAACAATAGGTAGTTACTTTTTGGTTATCCCTAAACCACTCCAACAAAGGTTTGTATTTAAGCGGTTCATTTGGTACTTGACACCCCGCACTCCATCCGTTAATATCTACTTTACGGTTTCTAACGTTAATATCGTGTGAGTTCAAATGGAAGTTAATACCAAAATACCCTTCTTGAAGTACACCTTGTTCTTCGCTTTTATTGTCCTTGTCGCCGTCGCGGTAAACTTTCATCTTTGCGCCACGCTGTAAAAGACCCGGTATCCTATTTCGGTGCATTCCGTAGTGCCACACGTCGTAGTACCATTCGTCGCTTTTGAGAATTGCCGCGCCTAATTTGTTAAAAGACGAATGATTCTTTAGGATGCTAACCCCTGGGTTAGTTGTTCCCTCTAACATAACTACGAATTCTTCGCCGTCGTAAACGTAAAACTTGTCGTCAAATTTGTTAGGAACGTCTTCGTTCGACCTTACGCCTAAAATCCAACGCCCTTTCGGTATCTTTTTGAATGATTTGAGTTCTTTTACTCGCGTCAATAGTTCTTCGTCGGTGTATTTTCTAACCATATAACTCGTTTATAAATTGATTCATGTCTTCGCAAGGGTATCCGTTAATAGTGCAATTTAAGTCAAGTAAAATAATCCCGCAATCGGTCATTATATGAACTTGGCTTTCACTAATTAGGTTGTATTTGATTCCGTCTATTTCTATGAACTCATAAACGCGTCCGTCTAACTCGAAACCCCCTTCTATTTTTATTATGTTATACATATCGTTTTGCAAATGCGAATTGAACTTTACCCGAAGCCGTTGTATTGTTAGGTTGAAGCGCAAATATTAGGTAATACGTTTGCGTTTCGTCAAATGAAAACACGGTGTTAGTTCCCGAAGCGACGTAATCGGTAGGTGAAGTTGCACCTCCGTTTAAAGTCGTTAATTCGTTAACCGTGGGGTCGATAAAAAACGACCTTCGCGCTTGGGAAAACCAGTTGGTATTTGCCATCGTTTGGAACGCTCCTAACAACGTTGCACCCGTTAATGAATCGCTTGTATTAATGTACATTTGAAATTGGAATGTGTGGTTGTTATTTACAACTCTAATAGCTCTTGCTTCAATTTCTAAAACACTAACTGCGCTTATGGTATTGGCGGCTAATGTAATCGTTGCGCTTTTGGTCATTGCCGTAGTTCCTGTTACATTCGTGCCTGTAACGATACCTAATGAAGGATTGTTATTTATGGTAAGGTTACCCGCTCCAAGTATCGAGTTTCCGTTTATACTTTTAATATTGGTTGTAGAAATCAGTAAATCCTGTTTTCCGTTCCAAGTGCTTTTTTCGGTATCCGTCGTGAATCGATGCGTTGAATCTTCCGTTACCTTTGTCGCGTCAACGTCGTTTATTTTGGCATTATTCACGGCTAAGTTATCAATAGTCCAAACAGACCCCGAACCGCTTACCGTAATGTCGCCTTTATCGCCATCCGAAACACCTCCACCGCTTACGACTAAATCACCGCTTCCAAGTATCGAACTGCCGTTAATGGTTTTGATGTTAGTACCTGAAACAAGGTTATCCTGTTTTCCCGCTTCGAGTTCGTCAACTTTACGCCATGTACTTTTTAACGCCATTATTTACGGTTTTCGCGTGTTCGTTGTACAAACATAAAAAACGCCCTCCAAAGGTTTTTACCCGTCACTTCTTTGTAGCTTTCACTCATGCTTTTAACCTCTGTCATTAAGCAAAACAAAGTAAAGAGTTTAGTAAGCATGAATTCGACCTTTGTGTAATTTTGAAACACGTCCGCAAGGATGAATTTTTCAGCGAGGAAAATGCAAATAATCGCACCTACGTACAAAAGGCTTTTGGTAATCGTGTCGCTTAGTCTTCTACTTCGTACCGCTTTCCATCCGTCCTTTCGTACCGTTTTCCAAATGCCAAAATAGGTGTCTAAAACAATCGCAAAGAACGCCATTAATATAAGAGGCTTAATTGGTGTTAAAAGTGCGGCTAAACCGCCAAAAAGGGTTGTTAGATATGCTTTCATTATAAGTACTTTGTTACTCGAATGTATGTGGCGTTTATGATTGCTCCGTCTATTAGTGTGGTAGAAACGTCCGATGTATTAATGTAGATATTTGTCGTGCTTACATTGCCTGTTCGCATAAAAACAGACAAAGGTAAATTGTTGACGTTTACACTTATTTCTTCGTCACCTGTTAACTCACCATTGAAACCCGAAATTTCATACGACCCAACACCAACATAAAGCGTAGAATATGTATCCCCAAAATCGTCTTTAATCACGGTAATAGTAGGCGCGGATACTCCCGACTGCTCAATACTTGCAATGAATTCTTTCTTGCTTACGCTTTCTACAAGGTTGGCGGTAATGTATTTATTTTCGTACGCACTAACTCCGTCGTACTGGCTTATTAATAGTAGGTCTTGATTTGTTAGGCTTGTCGCTTGTGGAAACTCGGATATAGTCTTCATTACTTATCAATTTGATGTAACTTGTTAATTTTTGTACGTTCGTGTTTTTAGGCTTGTATGCTTTCATAAATACCAACCGCGGAAAAAGTTATTTGTATCGGGGAACATATCAGGCGAGCTGTTATCGTTGTATTCGGGAAACGTCGCACTATAAGTACCCATGTAGTCAATAAAACGTTGTGTGTAATGCTGTGCAATGGAACGTTCTTTTTCCACTAAATAGTCAACCTCTGATTTCTCTACGTTTGTGGCGTTTTCTGAATTATGCTTGTACATTCCTTTATTCGCGATTGTGTACGCCGCAAAAGGTAAGTATTCAACCATTGCCCAATGGATAAGCATAGGCTTTACATACATCTCTAACAACTCTAAATAAGGGCTTGCTAACGTGTTGTTTTCAATGTCGGTTTTAAATCTATTCAGTAGGTTAGTTCCAAGGTAATTTTGAATATAAATATCCTGTGCGATTTTGACGAACTGAATAAATTTATCCGTATCGACGTTGCCACCTAACGCGGTTAAACGTACTAAATCATCTCTCGTTATTAAAAGTGCTTCTGCCATTATCTCGCGTCTCTTGGTAGGTTCTTGTTTCGTGGGCTGAATCCTTTTTTAGGTAGGTTGTTAGGGTAAATACTTACCTCGTATGGATTCGTTACTTTGTAGCCTTTAATTTCCGCCGCTCTCGTTCCTATCTCTTTATATCCTTCCTCGATTTTATTTAAGTCAAGCATAAAAGTTACTCTGGACCAGCGATGATGACATCGCGGACCGCCTTTAAACCTAAAAATGTCGTAGGTGTTTGCGCCACCTTCCCCGAAACCAGGGTTTACCGCTCGGTTACTCATCATATCAATATCTTCCTTTCTAAAAAGCCTATCAGTATTCGACATCATCGCCGCGCAGAAGTCTCTTTCGGGTTGAGGATTTCCCGTGTATTTGTAGCGCACTTTAAAGTACTTCAAATCGCCAACCTTTCTGTCTTGTGAACTTTTTAAATTCGGCATAGGGTTACCCGTTTGAACCAAGTTAACCAACTTACTAAGCAAACTTACCTTAGGTTCAAATTCCGTTTCGGCGTTTAAAAGAGCCTCATCTAATTCGTCTTCATTTTCGCCTACTTCGCGTTCGTCAACAATCACCCATTCATCGCTTAATTGATTGCGGTCTACTTCATCTAAAATAGATTGTAATTCATTTACCGCGCTTAGGGCTACTTCTTCCTCGACCTTTCCGCTTGCGTCCATAAATTCGAGCGGTTTCAACGTCTCAAAATATAGTTTAAGATTGATTTGATTGTAGGCTAAAATCGTATCTAAGGCATCCAAGATAAGTTCTTGATATGGACGTACAACCATGTTGTAATAAAGCACGAAAGAGTTCTTTAATTCGTCCGCGTTGCTCGAAAATCCGTTTGAACTTGACACCCCAAAAAGAAGCGGCGAAGTTACGTTATGTCCGAGCATGATTTTACGCATACATTCGTCGGAAAGATATTCATAATGTTGCGGCGCGTCGTTTAGCGGTATGTCTACAACCTCGGTTGCTTGGTCTCTATTGTTGTTGAATGAAATAATTACACGTTCACCTTTCGAGCCTGTCAACTTGTTTTTAACGAGCCTTTCGGTGTCGCTCATCTGCTCGTCGGTAGGAATTCCGTTATTAAAGTTAATTATCTTAGTTCCGCTAAATCCGTTTTGAACCTCGTTAATTAAATAGTCGGCGATTTCTTCCTCTAAAACCGCATACGGAAGCGCCCCTTGGTAATCCACCAAAGCAAAATATTTAAGTCCTACCGAATAAGGGCGCACGTAAAGTATTTCGATGTCCTCTTTTGACGTACCGAAAGACGGAATTCTTTTAGGCGGGAACTTTTTAGTATCCGTCCAATTGTCCGAGTAATAATACGCTTCGATATCGCCGTCCGCATTGCACTTTTCAGGGCGTAAAAGGTGTACTGGGATATGGTAAGCCTTGTCGATTCTCTTTCTGTCTTTAGAATAAATAACTTGAAACGCAAACTGCCCTAACATCTTTGCGTCCATGATAACTTTACGGATACATTCCTTGTTAAATAACACTCGCATTTGAGCGTATTCAGCGGGCTTTCTTGACGCGTCTAAGGCATTGAGTCCACGTCCGTAAATTAACTTCGCTATGTTGTTTATTATGGCGTTATTCGTAGGTGAATAAGTGTACCTATCAATTAAATATTGAAAGTAATCGTTGTCTTCACCGTAATCAACCCAATTTTCGCGGCTGTTTTCGTGTACCGAGGGGGTTTCATATTTCGCTAAATCTACAAAGTGAACGTTATTCATAAGTTATGTACGTGTTTTGGGTCACATTTGGGATGTACTGCGACGTATTGTTAGGGTAATTATTCACGCTAAACGTGTCTAAATTCTGAGAAGTTACGAATACCTTGTCGTAAAAGGTCATTACTGCCCCATCAAAAAGGAACATATCGTACCAATGATTCTCGATTAGGTCGACATCAACGTCGATTACAAGCTCCCAATAGTACTCTAATTCGGTAAATGACACTATCGCAAAGGTTTGTTCGGTGTTTGTTTGGTCGTCTCGAAATATACAAGCGTCCGCGTTTTCGTACCTCGGAACGATACTAAGTATTTTCTGTGCGGCAATAGGTGTTATTACTTGCATATCTATATAACTGTTTAAAGACGAATTGTTTTAAAACAAAAAAAGGGAGCAGACCGTTAGTCTACCCCCTTCCAACTAAGTATTAGGAGAATTAAGAGCCTATTTTAGTTATCGTCGATTGATGCACCACCAAACAATGCCGCTAAAGATGCTTCGTCGTTACAATCTAAGAACGGCGCGGGGATGTTTTCCATACCCGTGAACGTTAAATTATAACCGCTAAAATCACCCAAAGCCGAACCAGTAGAGAAAGTACCCGCTGTTACGTCGCACCCTCTTTCAAGTCCCGCCAAAAAGAAGTTCAAGTTTCTGTCACGAACAACGATGTGAGGTCTTCCGTAAGAAAGCAACTTAACCGTTTTATGAGTCGTGATATCTTGACGCTTTAATTGAGCCACTACAACTTGCTCGAAGAACGTAGTACCGTTGTCACGCGAAGATTGGATTGTTTGCTCGAATGAGTTCGCACCTTTTAACTCAAATTTGTAAAGGGTAGTAACACCCGCAACTGCTGTAATTACGTCTTCATAACCAGGGGTTGGAGGCGTAGTATCGAATGTTACGTCTGTCGGGTAATTAATCCCGTAGTTTATTATGTAGATAGCGTCGATACCCGAAACTGCATCTTTACACGCTTCTAACCTTCCGTTTGCTATATCACAAGACATATCTAATGTATTAAAAAGTTAAAAATAGGGGGCTTTTACACCCCCGTTAATGATTATAGAGATACGTCGTAAACAACGCAGTCTTCTAAGATACCGATTTGAGTTCCCGCAGTGTAACGAGCAACGAAACGAACGTTTTTAGACCCGTCCAAGTTAGCCATATCAAGTACACGAACTTCGTTATGGTCAGAAAGCAAACCAGTACCAAAGAACAAGTTCTCTTTTGTAGTTGCTAACATGGTGTTAGAATCCATTCCGTTTGCCATGAACAATGGAATACCGTCAAAAGTAAGAGCATTAGCGTTACCATTGTACCAAGTTGTACCTTGGTTGTTGATACCTGCCGCTCCAACACCTGCCGCGAATCCACCAAGCGCACGAACGTAAGCACGTACAACGTTTTGAGGAGCGTAGATTTTCAAACCTTCTTTTCCGTAAAGTCTTGACGGTAGAGCGTCGACCACCTTACCAATCTCATCTATCACATTAGTAGCATCTATGGATACACCACCAACACCTTGAGCCAATGGAATACCTGTTCCAACCTCAGAAAGAGCCAAAGCGAAAAGACCATCGAACTCTCCGTTGTTTGCACCGTTACCAGTCCAAAGGGAAACTTCAGTGCTTTCTGACATTGTTCCAAGAACGCGAGCAATAAAAAAGTCAGTAAAGTTTTTAGGTAAAACGTCAAATGCAGAATACCCCATCTGAACCGCTTCCCAGTCGTCTTCAAATTCACTTTTACAAATAGTGCTGTTTACCATTAGGTATTTAGGCTCAATTACCCTGTCAGCTAAAAGAATTTCACCTGTTGGTAAATAGTCACAATCTGAATCTTGAACTAATCCAGTAGCACCTAAAGTTTTTACCGTGCTTCGGTACTTAACGTTAGGCATAACGGTTACACCGCCATTTTCAATAGTGTTTGCGCTCAAAAGAGCCGCACCAATGTACTTCCCTGCGAATTCACCAGCATAAGAAGTAGTGTTGTCAACATTTGTAGGCATTTTTTTTAAAAATTAAGATTTATATTTTATTCATTTTATTTAGTACTCGGTCTAAAGAACTTTGAGCCTTTTGTTTTTCGTATCGGAATACTTGAACAGGCTTTTCGTTTTCGGGGTTATAAGAAATAGGTTTAACGCTATTTTGTGCGCTTAATTCCGTTTTTATGGCGTTCAATTCAGCTTTCAACGCTTCGTTTTCTTCGCGCATTTTTGCAACCTCTGAGAACAACGTTTCCTTGATAATAGACTCGATAGTCTTTTTAGGCTGTCTTTCTTCGGTAGACATTTCTTCCTCGGTTTCGGTAGCAACTTCCTCGGTTACTTCTTCCTCGGTTTCTTCCATCTTTTCCTTGATTTCGGAAATGATACCTTCCTCGGTAACGACAAGAATGTATTCGCCGCCTTCCATTTCGTATTCACCAACAGGTAAAGGAACGTTTCCTTCCTCGGTTACTACAAATACTTCCGCTCCCGCTTCAAAAGAAGGTGCTTCGATTACGGTTGTTCCGTCTATTAAACGGGCTTGTTCAAGTTTCACTTCCATTCCTAAAAGCGTCTTGATTTCTTTTATTGCTTGTTTTGCGTTCATCGTTTATTTATTTAAGAGCTTGTAAAACCTTAGTTATATCTTGAGTTCCTTTATACAAAGCCTCTAATTCTTTTTTAGAATCGTTGTACGTTTTATTTTGTTTTGCGTCAATACCTAATTCCCGTGTAACTTTTTCAAAGTCAATTAACGCACCATCTAAATCTCCTATTAATTTTACCGCTTGTTTTTCGGTTTCCATTAAATACTTTTTTAAATCGTCCATTCTTGCGGGAACTCCTCCGAGTAGATTATTTGCCATGGATACGGCTTTACCATACAAAGCGTTTAAATCTTTTGCGCTTGCTAATTCTACATCGATTTCAGACAGTTCCGTCTTTTCCAACTTCGCTATCTTTTCAAATACGTGTTTATTCATAACTTATTAACTATTTGGGTTTATATTGTTGCATTTTTAAGGTTTTACAGGTTCTTTAATTTTTAATATATCATTATACCCACTAATGAATTTATCAAAATCACCTTTTTGCATTTTCTTTATTTTATCAAATAAACTATAATTTTTATTAGTTTTTATATCTATACCAAGTTCATTATACATATTTTCAATTTTTGCAATCAAAACTTTAGAACTATCAATTTGTTTTTTATACTTATTTATATTTGATATAGAATCGTTTGCATATTTTTTCAATTCAGATATTAAATTATTAATTGGTTTATCAGAATTTAACCAATCAGAATAAGTCGATAAAGCCTCTGAATTTGCCTTTTCAAAATCATCTATTAATCCTAATTCTATTTGAACTTCGGATAATTCCGTCTTTTCTAATTCAGCTATTTTTTTAAATACGTGCTTGTTCATTTTATTTTGTTTTTAAGAGTAACTATTACTTTTTGTTCGTGGTTGGTTCACGTTTTGGCTTTGGCTTGTAGTTTGATTTTCTAAACTACCAACACCTTGTTGCCATAACTCACCTTGACAACATTCGCTTTTATAGGTGTTGTCTTTGCATAGGCATCCGCGTCGACCGCCTAACGGGCTAACTGGAACTCGTTTATCTTCTTTAGGCATGGCTTAGTTTTTCAATGAAGTAAATAACGTCGTAGATTATTCCCGCGTGGCTTGCGTTAAATTTAATTTGTAATCCGTCATTTGCTGCGTTCGTGTTCGCGTAGAAATTAAACGACCTTGAGTATACATGTTCAACCCCGTTGCCCTTTGGGAAAACAATAACGTCGGCTATGTTTTCGTAATCTGCGTCGGTAGGGCAATAAAAATTTAAGTCAGCGTGTGCATTATTGTTATTCATGGATGCTTTAAAAGAAATAGTGAGCGCATACGTTGAACCCGCTTCTAAATCAAAAGACGGACTTGTGTACATTCCTAAGCTGTAAGGGTCGTTTGTAGTACCTCCGTTATTAGGTAACGTAAATTCCGTGTTTGCGGTCATTAAATACGGGTTACTTACGTTGTATTCGGTATCGTCGTAACGCGCCCAACCAACTTGTAGAGCGTTATTATTAATAGGCGCAAATTGTATCCACTCGATACCATTACCTACATAGTAATTTCCGTCGCTTTCTATTAACGCTCCGACTTCGGGTAACGAATCCATTTTTTTATCACGGTCTACGCTTTCCATTTGTACGGAATACTGACTATTTGAGCGTGTTCGTGGACGTGGTGCGGTTCTATTCATTGCTTAAAGGTTTTGAAGTATATTTTTGATTTGGTCTAATAATGATTCGTGTTTTGATAGTTCCTCTTTGCTGTCAAAGTATCCTTCGATTGAGAAACCTTTAACCTCACCCGCTTTTACTTTTTCCCAAACTTCTTGGTTATCTACTTTCATGGATAACATCCAAGTACCCATTGGTAAATTGAATCCGTACTTAACGCTCTTATCATGCTTCTCATCTTCTACTATCCAACTTTCAACTACTGACATTCCGTTTATTTCTTTCATGTGTTCGTAAGTAGCGTTGTTTTGCTTACCTCGTTTCAAGAAAAGTTCGGATGCTTTGCGAATTGTATTCTCTGAAAAGAAAATGTAGTATTCCTCTTTCGTCTTTTCGTTTAACCTTAAAATATGTTTATTCGGAATCAAAGCCGCGCCCATCAAAATACGCTTTTCCTCGTCTACTTCTTTCAATTCGATAAAGTGCTTATTTAATGCTACCCAGTCTTCCTCGATTGCGGGGTGTTCTACAACACTAACGGCGTACACGCCTTGCTTAATGTTGTTTTCGTCTAAAACTAATTCGATAACGTCCATATTTTGATAACTTAAAATGTTTACAATGTTGCATTATTTACTCTCGCCCTATCTAATCCTTGTGCTGTGGTCACGTCACCGCTCACTACATAGGCTTGTATCGGTTGTCCTGTTAACTGAGCGAGTGCGCTAACGTTGGCATTTCCTACTACGTTAAATTCAGGCGTTGTTACCGTGCCTAAATTTGGGGATTCGGGGCTTCCTGTTACTTCGCTTCCTTGGTATTGTTGTTTAGCGATGCTTCTAATATTGGCTAAACCTGCGGCGGCGGCGGCGGCGGCGGCTAAAACTGCTCTCGCAACTGAAGTAGGGTCTCCAACTATTAACTGCGAACCATAAGCGGCAACCGTGTTTTTATAAGTCTCTACCGTCGCTTGTGCAATCTGTAACGCCTTGGTTCGTTTAAATGCTTTCTTGCGCTGTTCTTCATTCTTACCCTCAAACATCGAGTTTAAACTTGAAAGTAAATTAAGCCCTGTTTGGACATTCTCGGCGTATTGTTGTTGTAAGGCTACCTTGTCGGCAAAGTCTTGTTTTCTTTTCTCTAAATCTGCGGCGGCTTGTGCGTCCTTTTCAGCTTGTTCATTATCTCGAATTACTTTAAGGTCGGCGTAATATTGTTGCTCTAAAAGTTTTTTCAGTTCGGCATTTTCTCCCGCCGCTTTGATTTCTTCGTCAAATTTCTGTTGACGCAATAAAGCCTCGTACCCGTATTTACCTAAAAGTAGTTCTTGTTCCTTTTGCCATTGGGCGTCATTTAACGCGTTTATTTTATCTTGTTGTTCTTGTGCTTGTTTAGCTTCGGCATCGTCGTATTTTTGGTTTATGTCTAATTGCGCTAAACGAAGGCTTTCCGTTTTTTCCTTTACTAATTCGTCGTACTGGGTTTGCGTTACCTCTTTGTTTTTGAGTTTTTCTTCAAGGTCTTTTAGTTCGTATTTTGAATTTAGTTGAAGTTGCGCAAGTTCCTTTTCGCGTCCTTCCTTCATTTGGTTAATACGTTCCTGTTCTATTTCACGGGTTAAGTCTGCGGTTTCTTGTACCGTTTTTGCGGTTGTTGTTGCTGTGTTTTTTTGACCTTCTTTAATCTCTAATTGTAAGGCGTCGTAATCACTTTGAAGTTGCCCCAAATACATTTTGGATTCGTGGATAGCTTCTTGGTTTTTCTTTCGTGTTTCGACAGGGTCAAAGAACGCCTTGGCTATTTTCTTCGAAGCCATTTCGTTAAACTCATTTACCATGGTGTTAAGGTCTTTGCTGATAACCTTACCTTTACCCATTAATTCGGACGCTTTGTTAACCGCCCATATCATTGCATCAATTGGAACGTTAACCATTTTTATTACGCCCGTCATCATTTCAAGAATGAACCTCGCTATTTTTTCAGCGTTCTTCGCTGACTTTTCAACGGCTTTCTGTTCTTCTTCCGCTCTCTTTTGTAGTAAAGTTAAACTGACCTTTGCCCCTTGTATGTCAGCTTTAATTTTATCCATTTTTATTTTACGAATTTCAGCCTCGGTTTTACCTTGTAGTTTTAACGAGTTTTCTTGTAGGGCTAATAATTCGGTTGATTTTTTGTCTTGGTCAACTCGTTTCTGAGCTTGTTTGTAAAGTTTTTCTTGTTCCTTATTTACGCCGTAAATCGCTTGTTTAATGTCATCCCAATAAACCGCTATCGCCGCAATTGCTGTAATAACCAAACCAACACCAGTTAACGCAAATGCCTTACTACTTTTTGACATCGCGTTAAATCCGTCGATTACGTTATTCTTAATTGCTGTAATCGCGGGTAAGGCTTGTTGCATTGTAGTTACCGCCGCTGTCATTTGCATCACGGCTTGAAACTTCATCATGACCTTTTGAGCCGCTTCGCTTTCGATACCGAAAAGGTTCATAGCACCCGAAGCCATATCGAACCCTCCTTGGATTCCTCCCATAGCGGTTTGTACTCGCATTGCGCTTGTCATTGCCATAGCTTCAAGAGCCATGTCTACGCGTGTTATTTGTGCTTGTGCTTGTGCGGCTTCTTGTGCGGTCTTTCTAAATTCCGCGCTGTTCATGTCTCCCGCCTGAGCCATGCGGTACATCTTATCAGTTAAGATTCCTACTTTCTGCCCAAGGTCTGCATTCGTGGCGGCGTATTCTTCAATTGCTAAATCGGTTTCTACAATCGTCTTTTTAAGGTCTCCGACTTTTTGAACCAACGCTTTAAATTCTTCGGTGTCCTTTTTCCCCGCCCTCGCCATTTCGTAAAGTTGGTCTTCTAAAACGGAAATTTGCGCGGTAACATCGTTGGCACTTACGGAAAGGTTCTCGATATCTTTGGCTACTAAGTTCGTCGCTTGGTTGGCGCGTCCAAGCATTTCGGCTAACTTGTTATATTCGTCCGTTCCTCGTTTACCCGCTTGGGCTAACGCTAACATTTGGTCTTCGAGTTTCGACATCGCTTTACCCGCGTCGCCGTCCATCGTTTGAACTAAGTCTTGGAATTCTTGGTCTAACTTGTTAACTTCTTTTTCAACCGCTTGTAATCCTTTGGTTGCTTCTTTGCTATCGACGTTTAAACTTACGCTATATTCTTCAGCCATTTCTTTGTGCTTTTTTAAATTTTGCTTCCCTTCGTGTTTGCTCGAAAACCTCCTTCACCGTTTTAGGAATCTTGTATTTACCTTTGGCTATTTCTATTAATTCGCTTTCCCCATACCAAGGGTC